ACATCGCGGCTTCGGTTCGCAAGGCGTATGAGACGTTCACGCATGTCGTGCTGAGTCGCGGGTACACGATCCTGAAGCCCGTCTACTTCAAGACAGAAACGATTCAGGATCTGGCACCGCTCTACCAGTACGCCAGCTGGATACCCGCGTCCGCGCCGCAGCTGAAGCGCTGGACGAACCTCGGTGGCGTGCTGATCGAACAGGACACGCACCCGGCGGACGACTTCCCGAAGGCTGACGTAACGGTGATGGTTGAGGCGCCTTACGATATGGACCGTCTGAAGAAGTGCAACTGGCGCAACAACGAGTACGGCGTGATTCCGAACCCCGTATCGTGGTCCACGCATGAGGAATGCATCGATCTTCGCTTCCCGACTCCGGAACTGTTACGCGAGATCTGGACCGTTGCTAACGGTCAGCCGTTCACGAATTACGAACTGGCAACCGAAACCGGGATTCCGGTTAGCCAGTTGCAGTACATCAAGAATGCGCTTCACCCGGTCGAACACTGGTACATCCAGAAGCGCCTTGCACCCGAGCGCGAAGAGATGCTTCCCGCGTACGAGTGGTTGGAGGCTGGCACTGTGCCGAAGTGGAAAATCATTGAGTCCGGCCACAAGGCGATGATTGAGGAGCTAGGGAAGTTCGGATACATCAACCTGAAACGATACATGCACTACCCGGCTGAAGAGCCGGATTGGGCAGTCGTAGACCGCAAGCGGCAACGCGCGCTTAGCGATCTTGCGTCTGTTCGATCGTTAGTGGAGTCACTTCCCGATCATCTCGCAACGTGATGACGGTTTGTCGTATCTCTTTAATTCGAGGAGCGTTAGCATGATAGAGAGCATTCAATTCCGCGAGGGCGTTCTCAGTCTCACTGTTTCCCTGCCGCGTAACCCCGCCTCCTGTGAGCGCGAGCGCAGCATCCAGTTTGACTTTGGCGAGGGCGGCGCTGTCGCCGAACTCCATGGTAGCGAGCTTATGAACTTCCTGTATTCCGTCTACACGGAACGCGCGTACAAGATCCGACACCTGATTTTCGAACTGCTCAGTACTGAGGCGCGAGTATGCCGGGTCAATTTTCACCTGATCTACCGCAGCAGCGAAAGCCTGGAGGGCAGCACTGCGGCGGATGAACAGGTCAAGTTCTCGCGGGGTGCAATCCAGGGCGCACGCGGCCAGGAAGATGTCCCCCTTGGCTTCTGTCAGCGCGGTCTTGATTGACTGTTCGGAAATCAGGCCGCTCTTTCGCGCTCTGCTGGTCATTTAAGAACCTCTTTCATCCACGCGGATTGGTAGAATTCCTGCGCCTCTTCCTTCGTCCGGAATGCCCGTAAATCAGGAATTTTTTCGTTCTCACGGATAGTAACGATCCACAGCCGGCCATCGAAAAAAGGGGCTTCGAAAACTTTGGCTTTCATTTCTTGCCCTTCGGGATCTTGGCGCCCGACTTGCGGGCCTGATTCAGAGCGATAGCCACGGCCTGCTTTTGCGGCTTCCCGGCTTTCATCTCTGTCTTGATGTTGTGCTTGACAGCCTCTTTCGATTTACCTTTTGCGAGTGGCATCGTGACCTCTAGTAAGAAAGACCTACCCCATACCCCAAACGCTGAAGATCCGGCAACTGTTTCTTCAGACGACCGGCTCCTATGTCCGTTCTGTAAAACGGGCTATTGGGAATCTTCACCTTCTTTATCGCACTGTAAGCACTGCGACGCGCGCCCGTTATCGTATCTCCTGTACCTGTGGCAATCAGAACATAGTCCCCGGCCGTCACAGGACCCGGAAGATCTACCACCTTCCCGTTAATCTCACGCGGCGCGTCGCCTATCATGACTTCCGAGAAGTGAAGATGCTCCATATCTTCCGCATTGTAAATCGGTATGCCGCAAAGTTCCTTGTTCGTTATTTTCGAGTAGGGAAAGTCGGGCAGCGCCATCAAGACGGAGATGGAGACTACATCGGTTTTCACCTTCAGCGTGTCGCGCCCGTTCACAAGGTCGAGCATCCATTGGGCCTGATCGCCTTCGATCAATGCGGTAAGGTTGTGGCGGATCGGCCAACCGTCACGCATCGTCCACTCCAACGGATAGGGGGTTCCATCGTGCGTTATCATGCAGTTCACATCAACGTAGCCGACGTACCCCACGCGATGGAGATGATCTGTAGCCGGCTTGAGCACCTGATCAGCGAGTTTCGACTTCTTCACGACGCGCACAGTAGTGCCCATCTCGCCCGTATTCACGCCGAGATCGCCGTTCATCAGTTTCTTGTTCTCCCAGTTCTCAACCCATCCTGCTTTGGACCACCCAGCAGGCCCGAACCACCCGCCCACGGCCATCTCCATCCCGTCAATCTTCTCCTGGAGAATAAATCCGTCTTCTTTGGCCGATTTGACGTATTTCGGGACTGTTTTCCAGCGTTGAAGCATGTAGACCAGATCCGCCGCCGAGTTCGCAACATAGGACATTGCCCGCTCGCCATCACCGGACGGCTTGGAGACAAACGCTTTACCTTGCTTTTTTACGTAGGCGATAGCTGAGTCGTAGTCGTGGAACGTCTTGCCATCGATGCACGGCATCCCGCAATCTTCCATGACCTTTTGACCTATCTCGCGGTCCAGTTCCCATTCGACGGCATCCAGATTGCAACCGAAGATGGGGTAACCGATACGCCGGAAGGGCTCCAGAAGGTCGAGATAGTGGGTGTTGTCAGGCGTGTAGATGAGATCCGCCCACCCGATCCACTTTTTGCGAAGCTCGTTGAAGTCGCGGATCTTCGTAACGAACCCTTCGCCCGCGTGTCGGTCCGTGCCATCGGGACGCGGTTTGTCATACCAGCGCACCTCATGCCCTTGCATCTGCCAGCGCATGCACAGGTCAAGCGCGTTCGAACCGACATCGATAACTAGTATTTTCATTTTGCATCTGCTATAGTGGTCGTAACAACCTGGGAGATCACCATGATCATTCACATGTCTACCTTCGGCGCCTGCTGTCTCATCCTCTACGTGTGGTTGTGGGGATGATTATCACGCCCGACATGATTTATAACTTCATTGCGGTGGTGATGCTAGTTGTGTGCTGCTGGGTGATTGATCCGCCTGACGACCACCATCACCACTAGCGTTTCCATACTGCGCACGCAACGCACCGATGGCTGCGGCTTGTGCCTTGCCGTTTGTCGAGTTGTAGGCCGCGCGTAGCAGGTCGCGGCCCTGTTGCGTCAGCAGTGCTTTCGAAGCTACGTAAGGCGTGACGACTGCCGCCGCTGCCGCGACAGGGTGCCCGGAGAAGGCAAGACTCGGGATACTCAGCATGTGCGCCGCGCCCGTCGTCTTTGACGGGTTAGCGCCGGTCTTGTCGCCCGCGCGCGCCATCGTATCAGTCACGTCCTTTATGTCCTTGATGTCACGGTCCGAAAAGCCCATCTGTGACAGCTTGGGAGCGACTTTATCCATTTCCTTGCGGAACTTGGCGAAGGAGATAGGCGGCGCGCCGGGCGCGTCGTTACGCGCCTGCTCCAGACCGTTGCGCAGCACGAACGCTTTCGCGTCCTGCAACACTTCCGGCGAGTGCAACTGGAGGATGGCAGTAACCGCTTTCGCCTGGCTAGGGTCCATGTTCAGGTATCGGCGCGCGATGGCTTCCGGCGCCTTGGTTGAACCCTGTACACCCGTGAACGCGGCATCGGCCACGTCTTCGCCTAACAGTTTTCCGAGTGCCGACTTTTCCACGAACGTGAGCGATTGCGATGCCTTCGCGTAATTCTGATTCGCGGCTTTCAAAGCCTGAGCAATTGGCGTCTTCGCGGTGCTGGCGTCCTCGAAATCCTTGTTGATCGCGCCGAAAAGGCGTTTCGCCAGAACCTGATTCGCATTCGGATCGATGTCCGAGAAGATGTTCCCCGTTCGGCGCGCGGCTTTCCCCCACGCGCTGCGCGTCTTCATCGCGTCGTCAATCGTATGTGTGGCCGTACCGGTAACCGGCGGCGCGGCAGGTATAAGCGGCTTGCCAGAAGGCCCAAGAATGGACGAAGCCGGCGCGCCGGGCGTCGTAGTCGTCAGCGCGTCCTTGATTTCTTGCGCCTGCTTTGCCACCTTGCGCGCGTCGGCGGACGGCACGTTAGCGTTCTCCGCGATGATCTTGTCAAGCGTCGCCATCGTGTTTTTGTAGCCGATAACGGGGTTGCCCCCGGCCAGTTTGCGGACTTCTCCGTAATCGCGATTCGCGGTCGTTTCTCGCAAGGAGTCGATCTTGTCCACGGTGGTTTTGTACGCCTGCCGCAACTTCTCGCCGATGTTCGTGGTGAGCGCTTCACCCGGCACACCTTGCGGCGCGCTGATCTGGTCTGCCAGCTGGTTGATGCGGTTCACGCCCGCCTCTACCTGTTTCAGTTCGTCCGCGTGCGCGGTTCCGGCAGACGGGAACAGTTCGCGCAAGCGGTTCTCACTAAACACTAGGCTCTTGCTGCCCGTCTCCTGTCCAAGCGTCAACGGAATTCCGGACGCCTGCGACGCGCGCGCGGCTTCTGAGGGGGGCTTCGGAATGCCGCGCTCTGCGCCTGCCATACCGCCAAGCCCGCCACCGAGTACCGTGCCCGCGATCTGCCCCGGCGTGCCGCCGATCTGGCGCCCGATTTCACCGCCCACTCCCCCGCCCACGGCTGCGCCGAGGCGCGGCAGCGCTCTTGCGCCACCCCCTGGAAGGGCAGCGGAAGGTGCGGCCTCAAGACCTGCAGCGACAACGCGTTGCGTAGGCGTGCGCGGTTCCGCGCTAGGTCCAATCGAACCGATCTGCGCGAGCTTCTGCTTGATCCATTCCGAACCGCCAATTGGGGCTTGGGTTTCCTGAAGGTGCGTGCCGGCCACCTTGTTGATAAGCCCTTTCGTGCCTTCAATGGCCGAACTGGCGAGATCCACGGGCAAGCCTGCCACGTCGGCGATACCCTTGCTGATGTTGCCGCCAATGAAGGCGCCCATGTTCTGCTTGGGCTGCGCGGGAGTGGCCGACGAGTTCAATTGCGAAAGCAGGTTCACGTCCGTCACTTCCTTGCCGCCGGGAGTGCCGCCGTTGAGCTGTGCCAGAATGGTCGGGTCGGTGACTTCTTTCATTGTTCGTACCATTTACCGTTCTGTTGGACGTACGTCTTGCCGCCAATGACTTTCGTTTCGGGAGGCGGTCCCCCCGCCTCAGGTTTCGAGCCGCCTGCAATCCGCGCACGCTGAGACTCTTTCACTTCCGCCGGCGCGCGGCGCGCCGCCGCGATTTCCTGGTCCATAATGTCTAGTGCGGCGTTGATCTGTTCAGGCGTCATCGTGGACTTGAAATGCGAATCCGCACGGGTTCTACTGCCTTCCGTGGGCGTTCCTGTCGGACTGATAGCACGTGCGTACACGTTTTTCGCAGTCTCGATTGTCTGACCGAGCTTGACCCATCGCGGATCACCTGAACCCGTTTGCGCGGCCTGAAGTACTTCGTTGATCGGCAGTATCTGCGAACGGGGCAGTGCAGCGGACGCCTGACGGACAAGCGGTGACACTTGCTGGAATTCTGCGCCAGCCGTCTCGATAGCTGCCGTGCGCGTACCGGTTGCACGGGCAAACGCCTTCTCACCCTGGACGCCGATACCGAGCGCCGCCACGTCTTCAGGCGAAAGCCCGCGCGCCTTGGCTTCCGTCATGATGTCCTTACGGAGTTGCAGAACGTTAGCCGCGCCCTGCTTGCCGCGCCCAAGGTTCGTGAAGACAGACGGGTCAGGCGTGGCGAGGTATTGCCGCGCCATGAACTTACTGACGTCCGGATCAATCTTCTGGTCTGGAGTGCCTGCCGCCATCTGCGCGCGTTGCGCGAGTGCCTGCTCTCTGATGGAAGCGCCCAACTGGCCGAGCATTACGCGAGTGGCGTTTGCCTGCTCAGCGGCGATACTACGCTGTTCTGTGGAGGCATTGCGATCTTGCGACGCCTGCACCCACGCGTCATGGCGGTCTTGCAGGGTCTGCAACTTCAGCTCGTTATTGAACTGCTGTTGCAATTGCGCGGCTTGCTGCTGCGCTTGCGCCTGCATCATAGGCGTCATTTGCTGCACGTAATCAAACAGGTCCCGCCCTTCTAGCCCTGCGCCTTGCCCGACCTTGACCACTTGGTCTAGAGTCCACGGGCCTTGCGGTCGTGCAGGCGTAGCGGCAGCCTCCGCTGGCGGCGCGGGAATCGCGCCTTGCGGTGCCGCTACGGATTGGGGCGGCGTGGTCGGCATCGGACGGAACGGCGGAAGCTGCCCTTGCGCGCCTTGCGGGATGCCGCCAGGGGGCAACGGGGGCTGCACGCCACCCGGCGCCGGACCCTGACCGGGAAGCGGAGCCGGACCCTGACCGGGAAGCGGAGCCGCGCCTTGCGGTTGCTGCATAGGCTGTGACGCCTGTCCCGGCATGGGAGGCTGGGGTGCGGGTTGCTGCGCCTGCGCTTGCGGCGGGGGCGGCTGGATGTATTGCGGCAACGTGTTGCCGATCAGCGCCTGTGTTGCCTGCGCGCGCTGACGGTCCTGTTGCTGCTGTTGCCATTGCTGTTGCTGCATCTGGAACGCCTGCGCCTGCTGTTGTGCCTGCTGTTGTGCCTGCTGGCGAGCCAGATCCTGCTGTTGCAACTGCCCCTGGTACTGGATGAAGTAGGGGAGCGCGCCGACGTTGAATCCTGCCATGATCGCTCCTTATGGCATGGTGAAGCCGTAAGCGTTGCCGCCACCGCTGTAGTAGGGATTGGACGAAAACGCGCCGCTAAAATCACCACCGCTAAACGATCCGGTAGGGCCGTAGTACGTGGTATCCGGCCCCGGCAATCCCTGCCCTCCGGTGCCGAATCCCTGACCGATCTTACCAAGGCCCTGACCCACCAGTGCGCCTGCTGCGCCTGCGCCCGCCAGCTGGTTCTGGTAAGGCACGGCCTGCGCGCCCTGTCCGTAGTTCAGATACGGAATCGCCTGAGACTGGAAACCCTGCGCCGGACCGTAGACCGTGTTTTGCAGGTACTGGCCGTAGTTCTGGCCGATCTGTGCCGGCGCGCCGCCAAGCTCCTGCCCAACCTGGTACGGCAACTGCCCACCTTGCAACGTGTAGCCCGCACCCGCCGAACCGAGTGCGCCGCCCTGCGCCGCTGCCTGACCCGCGCCGCTGACCGCTTGCCCGTACCCCTGGAGGCCGGACAACTGCCGTTGCAGTTGTGCGTTCTGCCAGTCGATATTAAAGTTGCCAAGCGCCTGATTCGCGACGCCCGCGCCGGCAGCACTGGACCCCAGCCCGTACATGCTGTTCGTGGCGCCGGTCTGGTCCTGCAACTGCTGGACGGTGCGATTGTAGAGCGCGTTTTGCGGATCAAAGGCGGTGTTATAAACCTGCTGTCCGGCGTTCAGAAGCCCCTGTTGCTGGCCGAACTGAAGCCCTGCGGCGTTCGTCAGTTGTCCGCCGAGGTTGCCGTATTGCGCGCCAGCTGCGTTCGCCGCTTGCTGATAGGGCGCGCCGTACTGGTTGTAGGCCGCGAGTTGCGCAGCCAGTGATTGCTGGCCGTAGTCCTGCAACTGAGGCTGCGATGCGCTGAAGACGTTATAGTTCTGGTTTTGCAGGTTCTGCCATTGCTGGTCAGCGCCTTGCAAACCGGTAGGCACGTAATACGAACCGCCTCCGCCACCTGAAGTGGAAGGCGCCATGGCGCTTGACACCGCCGAGCCTACGGCTGCGGCACCCACTGATGCAGCGACTCCCCAAGGCATGATTTACTCCTTATCGATGTCCGGGTCCGCGATCGCTTCCGAGTGAATGCAGAGCCAGGTGATATCTGTTAATGCCTGAATCCGGTGCTTCTTTCCGGCCTTGATTTCCAGCATGCAGGGGCCGTCCAGAACCTGCATTTCGCCGTCCACTTCCACCAAGGCGCGGCCTGCGCCGAGATAGCTAAGGTGGTCGTAGTCGTGGACGTGCTTCTCGACTTCCTGACCCGCTGCCAGCGTCTGCTCGCGCGCGTACACACCGCCGGCGGAAAAGTGGTGCTTTATCATCGTTCACACCGCAGGCAGATAATCAGCGTGATCCGGTCGTCCGGTCCGTCGTTCGTGACTTCGTGTTCTTTCAGGTTGTCGAAGTACCAGACTTCGCCCGGTGCCATCGATACCCGCTCGTCTTCCACGCGGTTCACGCATTGCGGATTCGACTGCAAAACCACGTACAGCTTGGTATTGTAATACTTCGCGTGCCACCCGTCGTCTGCATGGGGCTCGATCCGTCCGCCAGGGGGGATGCGGGTAATCATCACCCCACCAATGCGCACCGCGCGCACCCGGTGCGCGAGATCGAAAACGATCTGGTGGAGGGACGGTAGCGCGAACCATTCCGGGTAGAATTTCGCGTCATGCTCATCGTTGAACTTTGAGTAGTCGCCCGATTCCTTGAACGGCTTCTCATCGTTGTATCGCAACCAGATATCATCCATTGCCGCGTGCGGAGTCTCCGGCGCGGTCTTCCTGACCGTGTGCCGGTTCCACAGTTTCGGCTGGCGCG